TTGAACAAGTAGCCGCATTCCCAGCCTCTGAAAATGACGACATGGTTGACTGCACGTCAATGGCGTTGCAACGCTATCGCAACGGTGGGTTTATCCGTCTTGACAGCGACTATGAAGACAGAAATTATTTGTCGCGTTCGCGTAAAGCGGCGTACTACTAAGGATACCGATGGCTACACAGAAATTCATGGGAAGACATCAACTCATTGACCGCTTAACAGCGCAGGTGGGTTCGCGTGAAACCGCAGTTTCTATTTTGCAAAAACGTGGGCATTTAAATGCCGACGGCAAGACTCTTACAAAAGCAGGTGAAGCCCGCGACAATATGACAGCACGTGAACGTGCGATTGACCGCGCGAATAAGGGCAGTGGTAAAACACCCTCGGCGTACAAGTATGACCCCCGCACCAACCGTGCAACACTCAGGAAATAATATGGCAATCGATAAAGCACTTTATGGCGCACCAATGGGCTTGCAAGATACATCAGGTCCAGACCTCGAAATCGAGATAGATAACCCAGACATGGTGACCCTTAATGACGGTAGCGTAGAGATTACTCTCGTGCCCGATAAAGAAAAAGACGAAGACGGCACAGATTTCAACGATAACTTAGCTGACCACATAAATGAAGGCGAGTTAAATTCGTTAGCAGGTGATTTGCTAGAAGACTACGACAACGACATCAGCAGTCGCAAAGAGTGGGAAAAGACTTACACAGAAGGTTTAAAACTTCTGGGCTTGCAGTATGAAGAGCGCACTGAGCCGTGGAGCGGCGCGTGTGGTGTGTTCCACCCCATGTTGACAGAAGCAGTTGTTCGCTTCCAATCTGAAACCATCATGGAAACATTCCCAGCGATGGGGCCTGTTAAAACAATAATTATTGGCAAAGAGAACCGCGAAAAAGAAGCCGCTGCCAAACGCGTGCAAGATGACATGAACTATCAGTTGACTGAAGTCATGGTTGAGTACCGCCCAGAACACGAGAAGATGTTGTGGAACTTACCCATATCAGGTTCAGCATTTAAGAAGGTGTACTACGACCCCGCGCTAGCACGCCAAGTATCGATGTTCATACCAGCAGAGGATGTGATTCTGCCGTACGGAACGTCTGAGATGACACTCAGCCCCCGCGTGACACACCGCATGCGCAAGAGCGAGAACGAGATTAAGCGTCTTATCAATGCAGGGTTTTATCGCGACATCGAGTTGGGTGAACCAAGCAAAACAGTTGACGAGATTCAGAAAGCCAAAGACAAAGAGACAGGTTTCAGCGCGTCATACGATGACCGCTTTCAGTTGCTTGAAATGCACGTTGAGATTGATTTGCCCGGCTTTGAAGATAAAGACGAAGATGGCGAAGAGACAGGTCTTGCATTGCCATACGTCATCACAATGGTCAAAGACACCAAAGAGATTTTGTCTATCCGTCGTAATTGGAAAGAACCAGATAAAACACATCAAACACGCCAGCACTTTGTGCATTACCAATATATACCCGGCTTCGGAGCGTATGGCTTTGGTTTGATTCATTTAATCGGCGGTGCTGCAAAGAGCGCAACATCTCTTACACGCCAGTTGGTTGATGCGGGCACGCTGTCTAATTTGCCCGGCGGTTTGAAGACCCGTGGTCTGCGTATCAAAGGAGACGACACTCCCATCGCACCGGGCGAGTACCGTGATGTGGACATCACATCAGGCACACTAAAAGACAACATCGTCAACCTGCCATACAAAGAGCCAAGCCAAACGCTGTTGGCGTTGATGAACCAGATTGTTGATGACGCACGCAGATTTGCGGCAGTCGCTGATATGAAGGTCGCTGACATGAGCGCGAACGCGCCCGTGGGTACAACGCTGGCTATCCTTGAGCGCATGTTAAAGGTGATGTCTGCTGTACAGGCTCGACTGCACTACAGCTTGAAACAAGAATTGAAACTCTTGGCTGGCATCATTCGCGACTACACAGACCCAGACTATTCATACGATGCTGATAGTCCACGCGGCGCACAAGCTAAAGAGGCGGACTACAACCAAGTTGAAGTAATCCCTGTCAGTGACCCCAACGCGGCAACCATGAGTCAACGTGTTGTGCAGTACCAAGCCGTCATGCAAATGGCACAACAGGCACCGCAGATTTATGATTTACCACAGTTGCATCGCCAGATGTTAAATGTGTTGGGTATCAAGCATGCTGAGAAACTCGTGCCGTTGGAAGATGACATGAAGCCAATTGACCCAGTCACAGAAAACATGAACATCATCAAGGGCAAACCAGTCAAAGCGTTTATCGCTCAAGACCACAAAGCCCACATCGCCGTCCACATGGCTGCGATGCAAGACCCCAAGATTGCACAAGTGTTGGGTCAGAACCCGCAGGCTCAAATGTTGCTGGCTGCGGCACATGCACATATTGCAGAACACCTTGGGTTCGAGTACCGCGCACAAGTCGAAGCACAGTTGGGGGTACCACTGCCTGCACCAGACCAGCCGATGGACCCGAAAGTGGAAGCGCAACTCGCACCGTTGGTGGCACAAGCCGCACAACAGTTGCTACAAAACAATCAGAAAGAGGTTGCACAACAACAGGCTCAACAACAAGCACAAGACCCAGCCGTCCAAATCGAGCAAGCCAAGTTGCAGTTGGAAGGCAAGAAGGTCGAGATTTCCGAGAAGAAACTACAGATGGATGCGGCTGCGAAAGCAGATCAACTCGACATCGAGCGCGAACGCATCGCTGCCCAAGAACGAATCGCTGGCATGCAGACTGGCGCAAAAGCGGAGAGTGACAAGCTGAACCTCTCAGCTAAACAACAAGCCGAAGGCTTGCGTATCGGTGCTGAAGTGGCTAGAAACCGAGCACAGATGGAACAACAATCCGCCCAACAAAAGGCGCAACAACCGAAGTAACCTGATTGATAAAAGAACTTGAAATATTGCGAAAGAAATTTCGCGAACGCATGAATGACCTAGCCGACACAGTGGCTACAGGTAAGTGCGCCGATTTTGGTGAATACCAAAAGCTTTGCGGGGTGATCGAGGGACTGGCCTACGCAGAGAGGGATTTAATCGACCTCGCGGAAACGATGGAGAAAAACGATGAGTGAACTCACGCTAGAACCCGGCATGTATGCCATACCAGAAGTACCTGTACTTACAGAAAAAGATGTCGAATCAATACCGATAGAAGACAGGGCAAGACAACTACCTACCCCCAAAGGATGGATGCTATTAGCCGCAGTAATTGATGTGCCTGAGACGTTTGAAGGCTCAAACATCATTCGCGCTGAAGCCACCCGTAGAGCAGACGAGATGACCTCGCCTGTTTTATATGTGATGGAACTTGGCCCCGAATGCTACAAAGATGAAACTAAATTCCCTAGTGGACCCCGCTGTCAAGCAGGTGATTTCGTTTTGACGCGCCCGTACGCGGGAACACGCGTAAAGATTCACGGCAAAGAGTTTCGCTTGCTCAACGATGACCAAGTAGAAGCGACCGTGCAAGACCCCCGTGGCATAAGCCGCGCTTAAGGAGATAGATATGTCAAGATTTAAAGGTGATACGTTTAAATTCCCTGATGAAATACAGGTCAACGCTAAAAGCAATGACGATGTAAAGGTTGAGTTTGAAATTGAGGGTCAAGAACCCGAAAAAGTAACACAAAAGGTTGAAAAGCAAGAACCTGAGATTGAAATTATTGATAATGTCTTGCCCACAGAAACGCAATACGACACTACAAACAGGCATGTAGAAGACCCTACAGAAGAAGAATTGGACTCGTATTCGTCAAATGTACGCAAGCGTATTGAGAAACTGACCTATGCACGCCGTGACGAAGAGCGTGCAAAACAAGCGGCACTACAAGACAAGCAAGAACTTGAAAAGTTAGCCCAGTCGTTTGTTGAAGAAAACCGCCGTTTACAAGAGTACGTGCAAAACGGTGAGAAGGCGTACATAGAAAAGGTTCAGACGCTGGCAAAGATAGAACTCGACACCGCCAAGGCCAAACTTCAACAGGCGTACGATGCAGGGGATTCTGCGGCCCTTGCTTCTGCACAGGAAGAAATGATGTTTGCGGGTATGAAAATACAACAAACACAAAATTTCAAGCCTACCCCTTTACAACAGCAAAATGATGTTGTACAGTCCGCTCAAACAGCCTCCGCACCTGCGGCACCCAAGCTGGACCCGAAGACATCCGAATGGATAGAACGGAATCCTTGGTTCGGTGACGATAAGGAAAAAGCCATGTCAGCTTATGCGATGGGTCTGCACCAAGAATTAGTAGACAAATACGGGCAAGATTTTGCCCGCACCGACGAGTACTTTACTCAAATCGACGGCAACATGCGTCGCACATTCCCCAACAAATTTAAGTCTACTTTAGACGAAGAATCTACTGTTCGGGACACACCAAAAAACAAACCCGCAACTGTTGTTGCGCCTGCAAATCGTGCGACGTCTGCGAAAAAAATTCGTTTGACTGAATCGCAAGTAGCACTCGCCAAACGACTAAGAGTTCCCTTAGACGTTTACGCAAAACATGTAGCAGCAATGGAGAATCAATAATGGCTGAAATTGACCGCACCGCACGTACTAAAACAACCCGTGACGCTATCAAACGCGTTGGGTGGCGCCCTGCCTCAGTTTTACCAGACCCAGACCCACGTCCGGGAATTGGTCACCGTTGGATTGCAACATCTGTTTTGGGTGAATCTATGCATACCAACGTGTCTAAAAAACGACGCGAAGGTTGGGAGGCTGTCAAAGCCGAGGACTATCCAGAACTAGAAATTCCGGGTAATGCCAGCGGCAATGTGGAAGTTGGAGGCTTGATGTTATGCGCGTGTCCACTTGAAATTGTGCAAGAACGCAATGCTTATTTTGCGCTACAAGCACAGGCTCAAACTGATTCTGTAGATTCGAAATTTATGGGTGTTAGTGACCCCCGTATGCCGACGTTTACAGAGAAAAAATCAAGCGTGTCTCGCGGCACAGCTTTTGGTTCTGGTTCTTAACTTTTTAAAGGAGTCTTAAATGGCTTACCCCACCGTAGATAAACCGTACGGGCTGAAACCAGTCAATTTGATTGGCGGTCAGGTCTTTGCGGGCGCAACCCGTCAAATGGAAATTGCAAGTGGTTATGCCACGAACATTTTTTATGGCGACTTAGTAAAACGTATTTCTGATGGAACAATTGAGAAAGATACTGGCACTACAACCGCCACTCCTGTTGGTGTGTTCTTAGGCGTTAGTTTTACTAATAGTTCAACAGGTCAAATTCAACAACAACAGTTCTATCCAGCGAGTCAGTCTATCAAGTCTGGCACAAAGATATTCGCCGTTGTTGCAGATGACCCTGACACGCTGTTTCAAGTAGTTTCTTGTTCTGCAACCACAACCGTGGCTGGAATGGGCATTTCTGCTATTGGTAATAACATTGCTCTGATTCAAAACGCTGGTTCTACCACCACTGGTAATTCCGCTGTAGCAATTGATGAAGGTACGCAAGCTACTACTAATACTCTACCTATCCGCATTATTGATGTGGTTAGAGACACAGCAACAGGCGCTGATACATTTGTTGAATTTATCGTCAAGATAAACGCGACTATGCACCAGTACAACAATTCAACTGGCGTATAAGGAGCATAAATCATGGCTATTTCACGCGCACAACTACTTAAAGAGTTGCTTCCCGGTCTAAACGCTTTGTTTGGTATGGAGTACGCAACGTACGGTGAGCAACACAAAGAAATCTTCGAGACTGAAGCTTCCGAGCGTTCTTTTGAAGAAGAAACAAAACTGTCTGGCTTCTCTGCCTCACCAGTCAAAAACGAAGGTTCTGCCATCGCTTATGACAATGCTCAAGAAGCATGGACAGCCCGCTACAACCACGAGACTATCGCTCAAGGCTTCTCCATCACTGAAGAAGCAATGGAAGATAACTTGTACGACAGTTTGTCTAACCGTTACACCAAGGCATTAGCCCGTGCTATGGCTTATACAAAACAGGTTAAGGCTGCGTCTATTTTAAACAACGGCTTCTCTGCTAGCTATGCTGGTGGCGACGGTGTTGCTTTATTTAGCACATCACACCCCTTGGTTTCTGGTGGTGTTAACTCCAACACCTCATCTACCAACGCCGATTTAAACGAGACTTCCCTTGAAGCCGCCGTTATTCAAATTGCAGCTTGGACTGACGAGCGTGGACTGTTGATTGCTGCTAAACCGCGTAAATTAATTGTGCCCCCACAGTTGCAATTCGTTGCTACTCGTTTGTTAGATACTAACCTTCGTGTTGGTACCGCTGACAACGACATCAACGCGTTGAAAAACAACGGTTCAATTCCAGAGGGTTACACAGTTAATAACTACCTGACCGATTCCAATGCTTGGTTCTTGTTGACTGACGTGCCTAATGGTTTAAAACACTTTGAACGTGTGCCTTTAGCTACTTCAATGGACGGCGACTTTGATACTGGCAACGTCCGCTACAAAGCCCGTGAGCGTTACAGCTTCGGCTTTTCTGACCCATTAGGTGCCTTTGGTTCCTCTGGTTCTTAACAAAAAGGGGCCTTGTGCCCCTTTTTCTTTTGGTGTATATTCAAACCATTCCGGGGTTTTCCGGTACATCTGACAGTCCCGGCTGACGACATGCAGACAGATGTACTCAACTTGCATGTAAGGAAAAAACATGGCACGTACTACGTTTCAAGGCCCAGTTCGATCATTGGGCGGCATCTATCAGCAGGGCCCAGCCGCTGTTGTTGAGATCACAACCAGCACCACATTGAGCCCAGAAGCCCACGGCGGTCGTATCATTTCTGTTGGCGGCTCTTTAGCCGCTGCGTTGACACTGACATTGCCCGCGATCAATGTTTCAACTAACCCCATTACGTCTGGCCCCGGTCAAGACCCCAATACACTGAACAACGAAGGCGTTGTTTACACCATCTGGGTGCCCACAACTATCTCCACTAGCTCGTTGAAAATCGGTGTTACCGCTGCTTCTGGTGACTTGTACGTCGGCGCTGTAATGTCTATTGATTCAGACACATCTGGTGCTGTGGTTGCTTTCTCTGCTAACGGCTCTTCCAATGACTTCATCAACTTGAACGGTACAACTACCGGCGGCGTTGCTGGCACATGGGTTCAGATTGTGGCGATTGCTGCTAACAAGTACATGGTGAATGGGAATGTTATTGGTTCCGGCACTGTCGCTACACCGTTTGCAGACTCTTAATCAACTCAAGGGGCTTTGGCCCCGTTTTTAAAGGAGATTGATTATGGCAATGCAATATGACGTAAAACAGGGACACCTAAACCAAAGTGGTTTTTTTGTTCTTGGCAGAAATCGTGTTAAGGGCATTTCGTTCTTTGGCAGCGGCTCGGATGCCACACTAGTGTTGTTTGACACCACCACCGCTCCGGTAACATCCAGCGTTACATACGCTCGTTCCGGCACAACAGTAACGGTAACAAAAACGGCTCACGGTCTGTCTACAGGCGATGTTGTTGGCATCCACTTTGACAGCAATACAAGTCAGTCAGCAACAGACGGCAACTATGTTATTACTGTTGCTTCGTCAAGCACATTTACGCTTACAGACATCAATAGCGGGTCCATCACCTCTACTGCGGCTTCATATGTGAGTGGCGGCGGGCGCTGGTTGATGACTTATGAAATAGACTCAACAGATACTTTTAGTAATGCGCCGTTTATTCCGGGCGAGGGCGTGCTTGCCGTTAATGGCATCTACGCGCTGATGACCAACATTGATTCAGCGCAGATTTATTATGGCTAAATCCCCCGCATGGCAACGCAAAGAAGGCAAATCGGAGAAGGGTGGCTTGAATGCCAAGGGGCGAGCCTCCGCGAAAAAGCAAGGGATGAACTTGAAACCGCCGCAACCAGAAGGCGGCTCAAGGCGCGACTCTTTCTGCGCCCGTATGAGTGGGATGAAAAAGAAATTGACATCCGCAAAAACAGCGAACGACCCGAACTCTAGAATTAACAAAAGCCTACGGGCTTGGAAATGTTAAAGGAAATATCATGGCGACTAAAAAAGCAACTTACAAAAATCTTGCTGAGTCATACGATGAAAGGGGTCTTCGTCCTTCCGAATATTCAGACAAACCATTTAAACATGATTTGGTAGTAGGTGCTTCTGAATATGTTGGCCCCAACGCTTCAACCGCAGGCGCAGGTCGTGGTAAACAAGGTGGCCCCACTGCTGGACAACTAAAAGCCCAAGAAGTTGAAGACGTTCGAGACGCAGTTCAAAAAGCCCGTGCTGAAAAGAAAGGCATTACTGTTGACGAAATGCGTAAGAATATGTCTGACGAGTTTGATAAACGTGTAAAAGCTGGCGACCTCTACAAAAAAGGCGGTAAAGTTTCCGCATCTAGCCGTGCAGACGGTATAGCCCAACGTGGCAAAACCAAAGGAAGGATGTGTTGATATGAACGGACAAGAAGTTAAAAATCTTGCAGACGGCGCGGCTCTAACAGTCACGTTGTCTGGTGTTATGGGCTGGATGACTCCAGTAGCCACGCTGGTTGGTAGCCTTTTGGGTATTGTGTGGATGTGTATCCGCATATACGAAACCGAAACTGTTAAAAACTTGGTGGCTAAGTATGCCAAGCACGAGTAAGAAACAACACAATTTCATGGCGGCGGTGGCTAATAACGCATCGTTTGCCAAGAAAGCAGGAGTCCCACAGTCCGTTGGCAAAGACTTTGCCGAAGCGGATAAGGGCAAGAAGTTTGGTAAGGGTGACAACACCCGCGCTGATGTACAGAGTGTTAACCAGCCAAAGACCAATCACGGTTCGATGGCACTTTTTAAACAAGGTGGAACTATGGCTACTAAGATGGGTAAAGCAACAATGAAACCCGGCATGAGCACAGCTAAGGACGGCATGAAAAAGCCCACCCCTATGGCTGGCATGATGGGCATGAAAAAAGGCGGTATGCCTATGAAAATGAAAGATGGCAAAAAAGTGCCTATTTTCGCGGCTAAAGGTGGTGGCATTGAGGCCAAGGGTAAAACCAAAGGCAAGATGGTTACCATGAAAATGGGCGGCAAAACCTGCTAAAGCTATGAGAGCCAGTCGCGGCATGGGAGCCATAAACCCTTCCAAAATGCCCAAAGGCAAGAAGACTGCCCGAAGGGATGATACTGATTTCACCCAATTCAAAAAAGGTGGGACGGTTAATGCTGCGGGCAACTATACAAAGCCTAGTCTTCGCAAGAAGATTGTTAGCCAAGTAAAAGCGGCGGCAACTCAGGGCACAGGTGCAGGGCAATGGTCAGCCCGCAAAAGCCAATTAGTTGCTAAAAAATATAAAGCAGCGGGCGGGGGCTACCGTGACTGAGGCCACTAAGACTTGCACGGATTGTGGAGAAACAAAACAGCTATCTGCTTTTCGCAGCCGTGGCGGTCAACTGGCGCATCTGTACAAAAGTCATTGCAATACTTGTCTATACAAACGACATAAAGATTGGGCTGAAGATAATCAACATCGAATCGCAGATTATCGAGAGAAAGACCCGTGGACATTGGCTAAGAGATGTAGTCGCCGTGGAATAACTCCAGAACAGCTTGTTGAGCGGTACGAACGGCAAGAAGGTTGTTGCGCAATTTGTAAGGTAGAAATTACGTTAATTGACAGCGCAATAGATCACAACCACGATACTGGAGAATTTCGTGGTGTATTGTGTAAGCAGTGTAATCGTGCTTTGGGTATGTTTAAAGATGATCCCGCAGTACTACATAACGCATTAGAATATTTAGAAGCATTTGGGAGCTATGGAAATGGCACTTAAAGCGCCACAACAGTCTTTAAAAAATTGGGGCGACCAGAAATGGCGTACCAAGTCGGGGAAACCTTCTTCTAAAACGGGAGAACGGTACTTGCCAGAGGCAGCAATTAAGTCTTTAAGCCCAGCAGAGTATGCGGCAACTACCCGTGCAAAACGTGCGGGTAAAAAAGCAGGTAAACAGTTCGTGGCGCAACCCAAAGGCATAGCAAAGAAAACAGCAGGATTTAGATAATGGCATATACCTCTGGTAGCACCGCATTTAACCTTGACCTCTCCGAGTTGGTCGAGGAGGCGTTCGAGCGCGCGGGTTCAGAGTTACGTACTGGCTACGACTTAAGGACTGCACGGCGGTCTTTGAACTTGATGTTTGCTGAGTGGGCGAATCGTGGCATCAACATGTGGACGTTTGAACAAGGTTCGATTACCTTGACCGAGGGTTTACCCACATACGCGTTACCCGTTGATACAGTGGATTTGCTAGACCATGTGATTCGTACACAGGCAAATGTGACGGCTACTCAGGCTGACCTAACCATTACACGTATTAGCGTTTCTACCTACGCCACACTGCCCAACAAATTGCAACAGGCGCGTCCTATCCAAGTGTGGGTTCAAAGACTTGATGCTCAGACCTCACCCACTAGTTCTACGCTCAATGGCGCAATAACCTCTACAACAGCCACCACAATCACTTTAAACACAACGGTTGGACTACCTGCTACTGGGTTCATCAAAGTTGATTCTGAGACGATTTGGTACGGCTACATCGATGGCAGTACCCTTGGCAACTGTTATAGAGGTCAAAATAACACAACAGCGGCAACCCACCTCCCAGGTACAGCCGTGTATGTACAGAATTTACCTTCCATTACCGTGTGGCCTACCCCTGATGGGTCACAGACTTATCAGTTTGTGTACTGGCGCATGCGCCGCACACAAGACGCTGGCGGTGGTGTGAATGTTATGGATGTCCCATTCCGCTTTGTGCCATGTATGGCGGCAGGTTTGGCGTATCACGTTGCTCTAAAAGTGCCCGGTGGCCTAGAGCGCATACAACTTTTAAAATCCCAGTACGACGAAGCATGGATGGTTGCCGCTGACGAAGACCAAGAACGCGCCGCAATACGCCTTGTTCCAAGGCAGATGTTTATTGGGGGGACGTAATGGGTAATCGGTTCGCGTCTGGTAAAAATGCAATTGCTGAATGCGACCGATGTGGTTTTCGTTTTAAGTTGACTGCGTTACGTAAAGAGGTAGTTAAAACAAAGACGTATAACTTGTTAGTTTGCGCTACTTGTTGGAACCCAGACCAACCGCAGTTGCAGTTAGGCATGTACCCAGTTGATGATCCGCAAGGTGTGCGGGACCCTCGACCTGACAGAAGCTATCAAGTTTCTGGTTTAGATGTGGATGGGTATAGCGGTGGTGGTAGCAGAATTTTTCAATGGGGCTGGAATCCTGTTGGTGGGGCAAGCAGTTTTGATGTGGCGTTGACACCAAATAATTTGAATTTGGTTGTACAACTTGGTACAGTAACGGTTAGCGTAACTTAGGAGTTAAAAATGGATAACATGAAAAAGATAGCTAAAACAGAAGTTAAAGCACACGAAAAACGTATGCACAAAATGGCTAAAGGTGGCAAAACCAACGACATGATGAAACAGTACGGGCGGGGCATGGCTAAAGTCGTGAACCAGCGTGGTTCGGCAAGGAGTAAATAATGGCTAAATTTAGTATGAAAAAAATGGGCAAAGAAGTTGGCTCGGCTAGTGTGTACGCTGTACCACACGATATGTCTGGTAAAGAAACTAAAGCTGTAGTCCCAACTGAGACTGGCGCTAAACGCATGACAGAGATGAATCCATCTATTGGCGGTATCAGCAAAGGTAATTACCCACCCACTAAGACTAGCGGTATCAAGATGCGTGGTACTGGCTGTGCCACTAAAGGCGTTATGTCAAGAGGACCAATGGGATGACCTATTCCGAGTTAGTAACGGCAATTCAGACCTATACGGAGAACAACTTTCCGTCTACCACTTTGGCGGACAGCACGGTTGTGTCTTCAACAACGCAAATAAATCGTTTTATTACGCAGGCTGAACAACGCATTTACAACACGGTACAGTTTCCCTCTATTCGCAAGAACCAATATTCATCTATTACAGCCAACAACAAATACGTATCCTTACCAAACGATTTTCTGTCTGTGTATTCTCTAGCGTTGGTCACGGGGGCTACGGGTAGTCCTGTTAATTTAGACACAGGTACGTTTGAGTACCTATTGAACAAAGACGTTAACTTTATACGTCAGGCATATCCAACGCCTAACGATACAGGTGAGCCAAAATACTATGCCTTGTTTGGTCCAACGGTAAACGGGGTAACCATTACAAATGAGTTGTCACTAATTCTTGGCCCAACGCCAGACGCATCTTATTATGTAGAACTGCATTATTACTACTACCCTGAGTCAATCACCACAGCCTTAACTACATGGTTGGGCGATAACTTTGATACTGTCCTCTTGTATGGTTCGCTGGTTGAAGCATATACCTACATGAAAGGTGAGCAAGATTTAATCGTGCTTTACGACACTAAGTACAAGGAAGCACTAGCACTTGCTAAACGCCTTGGAGATGGTCTAGAGCGTAGCGATGCTTACCGTAGTGGTCAGTACCGTGAAGCCCCTCTGCCACAGAACACTGGAATTAGATAATGGCTTTTACAGGAAACTTCACCTGCAATACGTTTAAGACGGGCTTGATGAATGGCACGTTTAACTTTACGTCTGGTAGTTTTTATTTGGCGTTGTATACCAACTCAGCCTCTCTCAATGAAGACACAACTGCATACACTGCTACGGGCGAAGCGTCTGGTGGCAACTATGTAGCGGGCGGTAATTTATTGACGATAGCCCAAGTTCCAACGGTGGGTAATGGAGACACAGCGTTTATTTCGTTTAACAACACGTCATGGACAGGTGCAATAACTGCACGGGGTGCGTTAATCTACCTAAGCGGTGGCGGAAATCCAGCGGTTTGTGTCTTAGATTTTGGCGCAGATAAGACCTCTACAGCCACATTTACCGTACAATTCCCAGCAGTCACTAATACATCGGCAATCATAAGGATTTCATAATGTTAGTAACAACCACTAAAGGCGACATGGACGATTCTTTGCTTGAAAAGCGAGAAGGAACCGTGGATAACGACAACGAACTTACCACATGGGTGGAGTACTGGTTAGAGGGTGAACTTGTTCATCGTTCTGCACATGTAACTTTGAAGAAAATGCCCACTTTTGCTGGTGGCGAAACAGCTTCTTTAGCATAAAGGAAATATCATGGCTAATACCCAATCAATGACAACCTCGTTTATGGGCGAGTTAATGACTGCGACTCATAATTTTGGTACTGCACCAACCCGTGGAACGAGCGCAACCGACTCATTTAAAGCCGCTTTGTATTTGGCATCTGCTACTTACAACGCATCTACTACGGCATATTCGGCAACTGGAGAAGTCTCTGGTGCTGGGTACACCGCAGGTGGTATAGCGGTCACGGCTGCAACTCCTCCTACAGCGACCAACGCATCTACTACAGCGGGCGTGGCGTTCTTTACGCCTTCAGCTTCGCTTGTCTACACCTCGGTGACTTTAGCCACAGCCTTTGATGCGGTGTTAATTTATAACTCTTCGCAGAGTAATAAAGCGGTCTCTGTTCATACCTTTGGTAGTCAGACCATTACTGCGGGCACGTTTACTTTAACGATGCCAGCAAACACCACATCAACCGCGTTACTGCGTCTGGCAACAACCTAAGCGGAGGCGGCGTAAGCCGTAGACCATGTTTGGTATCTCCGCATATGCACAAGCCCCGTTTGCGTCATTAGGGGAAAACACAGTTGTTGTTGCCCTGACGGGCGTAGTTGCGACTGGTGCAGTTGGGACGGTAGAGGTTGCTAAGACTTTTGCTCTTACAGGGGTTGAGGCAACGGGTGCTGTTGGGTCTGTAACAGTAGAAATCACTGTTGCCATTACGGGCGTATCCGCAACTGGCAGTGTTGGCACGGTAGTCCAGTCTAGTTCTGTTGAACTTGTAGGTGTTTTATCCAACGCAGACGTTGGTGCTGTAGACGAAACCAATTTCCCATTAATAGCGGGTGTTCACGCTAACGGTACTACAGGTACGCTCACCCCAGAGAAGATATTTGCG